CGGCGGCGACCTTTTCAAACATGCCAGCCTGGTAGCGGCTGGCATCCATCGCCGCTGTGACGCGGAGTTCGCTAAGTTTTACGGTCACGGCTTTGCTCCTTTAATTGGCGCGCGACGTGCTCGAGCCATTCCTCGTCGATTGCCGACAGAAGGGCTCTAAACACTGACAAGTTTTGATCACGGATTCCGTTATCAGCGGCGTAACGGCTAACGGCCGAATAGGAGATCGGCGTCTCGCCGCCGTACGCTCCGTAGGTTCGATCGAAGCGGAGCGCCGACCAGGCACGCCAATAGAGGCGGTGCCAGTCGGCCTCCGCCTCGTCGTCTTCGTCATCAACGATGCGGATGCCGTCCTCGGGGAATTCCGAGGCGAGGCGCCTCAGCCATTCATTCGGACCTTCGCCGGAGATTTGCCGGCGGAAGGCCCGTCGAAGTTTTTTGCGGCGACCTCAGTGAACTCGACTTGAAGCTCTGCGATTTTCGCTGCGCACCATTCAAGGGCGGAGACGACCTCCCGGTACGCGGGATCGCAGAGCACCTCGACAGCGCGCTCAGGCGTATACTCGACGTCCAGACCGCGCCATCCGTGCAGGATGTGCTTAGCATACAGCTTGCCGAACTCCTCCGCACGCTCGTCGCGCGGTATAGGCTTCTGCTTGTGGATGCGGGCCAGGCGCGAGATCAACAGATCCCGCGCCGTTTCATAGGCCGGCGCGTGCAAGCTCGAGACCTTGAATGCGACGCCAGGCCAGTCGGGATACTCCACCCAATCGCCGTCGGTTTCGCGTTCAAGATTTGCTTTGAGAGACGCCAGTTTGATGGTCATAGGATTCTCCGTTCTATGAGCTATGGGAAGGGAACGCGATTACTCGACGTACTCGAAACGATCGATCAGCACCTGGGCATTGGTGGTGCTGTCGAGGGAGGCCTGGAAATCGAGAGGCAACACCACGTCCTGGTTCTTTGCTCCAGCCGATGGAGACCCGCCGGTGAACGTCACGCGCGGCAAACCGAACACAACGGTCTGGCTCGAGCGCGACGACCGCAAGTTGATGTTGCCAACAGTGCCGTCGATCAGTTTCTGCAAAAGGGCATTCGATCCGAAGTAGGTCTCGAGCTGGCCCTTCACTTCACAGTCGCCGGCGCCGATATCGACAGCACCGACGTTGCCGACGGCCGTGATCATGCGCAGATTGTTATTGATCGTGAGCTGGGCCGACTTCACGTAGTTAGGCGACGACACCGTCGCGCCTGACTCTGCGATGCGCCCCACCGAAACGTTCGATGACATTTCGCCGGCGGTTGTGGCCGCGTCCGGAGAAGCATCGAGCGACGTGGTCGACTGCGCGCCGGTCAGCCCCATGAACGAAAACGCGGTGCTGATTAACTGCTCGGTCTGGAACGAGAACTCGCCCTGGCCGACGACCATGCCACGCTGCACGATGTAGGTCGGCGAGCCTTGATCCATAAAGCCGCGCTCGATCGTGTTGGAAATGCGCGTCGTGCCGTTGCGGATCTGATCACCGAAAAAGACCCGAATGGTCTTCGACGTGCCAGCGTCTGTGGTCCAGCCGGCCGGCAAGTTATCGAGCGGAATCTTGGTAGCCGTTACGGCTCCTGAGATGCGCGCGTACGTATTGAGCGCGGACGTCGCAAATCGGTAGGCGGAATCGGTCCCGCCGATCTTGATCCACTGACCCGGCACAAGGTCGAGCGTGGTAAAATCCAGATCGGTGGATCCAAGACCATCAGACAGTGCGGTGATGTCGCCACTCACACCTTGGCAGCCGACGACCTTAATGCGCGCGGCTGCGGCCGGCGCCGACTCGTCAGTCAGCAATGAGTTGCCGACGGCTGGCACCGTCGCCGAGCCCGTGGTGATTTTGAAGAGGCCGTTGTTGCCGGCCGCGCCAAATCCGGTCGTCTTTACCAGATGTCCCACAACGAACGCGTCGCCGGTTGTGACGGTGAACACCCCGCCGGTTGCGGCGACGCCAGTGATGACGCTATCGGCTGTACCATCGTTGTCGCGTGTTGGCGTATTCACCCACTCGTTAAACATGAGCGACGCCAGCCACTCGGCAACTGGGCTCTTATCAACGGGGAAAGACAGCTTCGAATTGATGCCGCCCTGATTGGTCTCGTTGATTTTGGTCGGGTCGGCATTCATGCGGTCCGAACGGATCTCGTCGGACGAAATAAACTGCGGCTGGTATTGCAGGCTTTCACCAGAGTAGCGCGCAAGGCGCATCCGCGGCGTTTCAGGCGTTGTACCGAACGTAACCTCGCGGACGCTGGTCAACCGGACTCGATTGCTGTCGCTCATTTTGAGTGCTCCTTATTGATCCCGCTGCCACGTAACCGAGGCAGTCATTCGGTAGTAGTTGCCGTCCTCTTTGCCCGGATCGCCTGCCCCGATTGCAGCGTTACGAAAAACGACGCCGTCGATCTCTTGACCGCGAAATAAGTCCACCAGCTGCTTCGCGTAGCCGCGCGCTGCGCTTGTGCCGGTGTCGTTTGGAACCATCACGTGCATCAGAAGCTGCCCGCCTTCGCGCCACAGATTGGCCGACAGCCCCTCGCCGCCGCCGATTGATTCCTGATCAAAGTAATCGCCGAATACTTCCACATAGACGAACGCCGCCGGCGCATCTGCGAGCGGCCAGCTTTGGTTCTCGAAAACGACGGGCGTAGCGGACCACTGGTCCGTGAGCCGCTGCTCGATGACGTCGTAGACCTCAGCGCTTGCCATCACTGCACCATGTTTAAGACCAGCGCCGGATACGTGATCGGCTGGCCTGGTTGGCGATCTTTGCGGACGCGGCGCGTGGTGCGCCGGCGCGTGCCGCGGAGAATGTAGGGCACGCCGGCCTCGAGGCCTGCGGTGACGTCGAGAAACAGCACCTGGCAAACGGCGGTGCCGCGGAATTGGCGATTGACGGAGCGACCCGCCAATTCAAAGTGCTTCCGGCCCGTGCCATTGCCGCCGACTTCCATTTTACGAGTGTACGGTTGGCGATTGAGGATCACGACCTCAGCGTTGGGCGATATGTCGGCGATGTTGCGCGCCGGCTGGCCGTCAGCGAGCACGATAAAGCCGCCGGCGTAGCGACCAGAACGGATCGGTACGCGGCGACGGAGCTCCTCGAGCGCGACGGTGATGATGTCGGACCAGTAGCCAAACACATAGACGATCGGCCCCGGCGGGATAACGCTATCCTCAGACGCGTCCTTCACGCCGTTGACGTAGCGCTCGTAGGAAGCGCTAGCCTCGCCGCGCGAGATCGCGCCGGCGAGCTCAGCTCGAGCGAAGCGCGCTAGCTCAGCCGCGATCGACGCTTGATCGAGACCAGTCGTGGCGAGTTTGATATCGCGTTCGAATGTCTCGAGCTTGCCAGCGACGTTTGCCATCAGCCTGACACCATGAGCTCAACGCGAACAAGCGTGCCGGCGACATAGATCGGCCCCGGAAATTGCACGTTGCGCTCGCGACCCTGAATGACGACCTTGTCGCCCTTGACGATCGGCAGTAACGCGGAGAGGCCTGTCGGGCTCATGATGACGCGCGACCACGACTGATCGATCCCACCGACAAGCTCCTCCGGTTTCAAGGGCCGCACTGAGGCCTGCAGCGTCGCCGTGTCGGTCTTTGGCCGCGGCGTGCCGGTCGGCGCCGTATAGCGACGCACGACGACAGACTCGCCGGTGCGCGCCAGGGCCGCCTCGAGATCCGCAATGGCCTCAGCTGCCGTCATGCCACGCTCCCATTACGAAAGCGCTGCAGCTGGCCGGCGACGATATCAGGCACGGCGCCGGCATTCGATTGGCCAGGAACCGAGCCGACCCAATAGTCACGCTGCTGGGTCTCGACGCCGACAATCTCGGTGCGCTCGGATTTGAGCGACGGATTGCGCGTGCGATCGAGCCAGGCCAGGCGAAGAAAGTCGGCCGCGGCCTGCTGCAGATCGCCGGGCACCGCATCGTCAGCGACGCCTGCCAAGTAGACGATGACAATCTTGTCGGCCTGCCAATACGTCGGCTGATCGCTGCTGAGCCGGTAGAGCATGCCGGACTCGGTATCGCCGAAATACTCCGCGGCATCGAGCACCGTGCCGTCGACGGTGACGCTCGTGATTGAGACGCCGTGCCGGCGCGCCAGGATGATCTCGGGCTCGCACACAAACCGCA